CGTTGATATTCTTGTTGGTTATTTCACCTGAATTAATATTTTGATTAATATTGGTGTTGGCATTTGTATTTTGATTAACGTTTGTGTTGGTAGAAACCGCAGTACTAGTATTCTGATTAATGTTGGTCATTGAACCACTTTGAACATTATTGTTGGTGCTGGTGGAAGTGCTGGTGTTGATATTACGATTAGTCATATCACCAGTATTAACATTATTGTTTGTTGCTGTTGACGTACTGGAGTTAATATTATTGTTATTATACGTCATTGTACCCGAATTAATGTTATTGTTGGTATTAACACTTGTACTTACATTATTATTATTGTAAGTCATTGTACCCGAATTAACATTATTGTTATTGTAGGTAACAGTTCCACTCATAGCATTATTATTATTGTTGGTAACTGTACCAGACTGAATATTGTTGTTAGTATTTACACTAGTCGATGTGCTAGTATTATTGTTGTTGTTTGTGTTAGTTGAAGCACTATTAACAGTACTCAAACTAGTAGAATTAGAATTACTTGTAGTATTTGAATTTGAATTAACGGTGCTAGTAGAAACACTTGTTGAATTAGTATCTACTAAACTTTTGGAGTCGTAAGTACCTTGATTAATGAGCGTTTGAGCACCCACACTGCTTGCTGCAAATAGCAAACCTGCTAAAACTATTTTAATCATCTTACGCTCCTAATACGTGTAATGCATGCTCGTAATGCTTAATACGATCTTCTAATCCAATGGTACCGCCATTAATACGTTTTGTTAAAGTGAGAATATCACCCTTATCTGCCCACTGATTTAATTTGTTGGTTTCCCAGAACCAACAAGCCGACTGTGCTGCACCTTCAAATGTTTCCAGGTATTCAGCAGCTTCTTCTACGCTAATACCCAAACTAGCGGCAAACCAAGTATAGTTGTCTTTGCCAGTTAGCTGAATTAGGCCTTTGCCCGAATAACGATAGCCGTCGCCAGACTCTACCGGCCCATTGCCCATACGGTTAGCATAAACTAGGTTGGCAATTGCTTGCTGTTTGCCAGCATACTGCTGTGCTAGCTCATCAGTTGGAAAGTACTTGGGAAATATCTTGCGTAGTGTAACTGCACGATAATTTAAATTTTCACGTAGTGCTGTAAAGCCGCCTGACTCATGTGCACACTGTGCTACAAAAGCTGCAATACGTTGCGGTGTATTGATCTCGTAGTCTGGTAGTAATTGAGCTAGTGCTGTATGCCATTGCTTAGCATACGGGTTTTTAGGAATCAGCTGTTGTAGCTGTTGTAGTGATAGATTCATTACTTCAATCCTTCATATATGATTTTTTGTTCGCGATACCAACGCTGCCAAGCGTCCAATTTAACAGCACACGTATAGTACTCGCTATAATTAACTGTTACAGTTTTTGCTACATCTGATAGCTTAGCCTCGTCGCTGAGCTTCTGTAAATTTGGACAAGGTTCTTGTAATAGAGTACCTGGTGATTGTGGAAACTTTGCTGTAACTGGAACAACTGTAGAACAAGCACTTAATGTAAGGGCTAGTGTAATAGCTAATAATTTCATTTAGGCTGCTCCGCTGCACGATTATGTGCTTGAATGAACTCTTTTGGTAGTACGCAAGTGGTATCGTGTTTTACTACTTCACGATCAATAAACTGTACATTATCAGCACCGCGTCTTGTGATTACCTGAGTTTTATAAACTACTTTTTCTTTTATAGTTTCGTTGACGGTTTGTGCTTTGGCTTCTGCAACATCTACACGGGCTTGTAGTTCCTGTGCAGCCTGTTTCCAGGTATTATCGCAGTACAGCATTCCAAAAATAAAAATTGTTGCCGCAACCACCGTACCGCCAACAATTTTAAGTGGCAAGGCATAAAGTTTTGCTTGAGGCAAATAACTTAATAAAAAAGCCAATATTCCGCTTATAAGTGATAGCCACCAGATCCAATCTGGAAGAATTTTAAAAATAAAAAACATTTAATTTACCCTTGCGCGGTTAGCTAAGTACTCTAGCAACTCATTTTCATAACTCTGGAAATAATTCCTTATGAATGTACTCATGAACTTGATCATCGTTGAATCCTAAACTTTTTAACACTCGTGGAGTGTGTGGATTACATTTTTGTTGTTGACAGTAGTAATTTTGTTGCTGTGTAAAGTCATACTTGGCAACTTGATCGTCATAGGTTAACTTAGGACGATTTGGTTTAATGTTGTCTAAATAGTAGATAAGCGACTTTTTTGATATTTCTAGTATTACTGACAACTCAAACTCTGAATTAATATTACCGGCCGCAACCATGTTGCCGCTAAATATGTTTTGTGCCCACTCGGGCAGTTGACGTGGCTTAGCCCACGACGTAGGTTCTACCAGTTCATGGAACCAGTCAATCATTTTATGTTCTGGATCGCCACACGGAGAAAAATCTAGGAAAGCACCTGTAATCTTATTAGTACCAGCTATAATATCAAATCCGTAGATAGGGGCTGAATCATAAGTGTGAGGAAACACACATATATGCATCATGTACAGCTTTTTTGATTCAATGGCATCTATAACGTCTACGTTGGCACGACGAACCCAAGCATTTGAGTAATTTTTAGCGTACCAATCTGAGGTGTTATCCGTGGTCGAAAGAAAAGCACGCTGTGCAATAATGGTTTCCATTTCTTCAGCGTGCTTTTTTAATTTGTTAAATATTGTGCTCATTGGCTAGTTCACTAAACAGTTCTATAGCATAATCAAAACACAAGTTAGCTTCGGAAGCCATTGAGACATCTAACTTGTTACGTAATGCATCAATCAGATCTTTACGATTCTCAAACTCATACATAGTTGCTGAACCTGGTACCAGTTTTTTAATCATCTGTCCACCGTAAAGGTCTCCCATATGTCGAACGTATAAGTGAGCTAATATTTGTTGATCTGTTAGGTTATTAGCTACATATTGTACATACTCTTGAGTACTAGTATAAAGTTTAACAACGCCGGCATTTAGTTCTATTAAATCTTGTTTAATTAAATCTGCCCGACATAATCCAGGCAGATTGTCTAATAATCCGCGCGTATTTGCCACACTTTCAAGTGTGTAGTATATGGCGTGTTGATTGTACAAAAAATCACTGTAAATACTCTCCGACATTTTGCCGGAGAGTAATAGCTGTGTAAACTTGTGTTGTTCTGCTAACACATGACTATCATGCGTTAGCTCTTTTAGTGTTGTCATGTTGTTGGTGCTTGTGGTACTATGATTTCAGCAATAGTTGTAGCTGATGCAAAAGTTGCTGGCATATCGCGTAATTGTTGGCGATACGTTGCCCACTCAGCTTTTTGTGCTGATGTTAGTGGAGCATCTACTACCTGAGTCCAATCACTTTGCTGTAATAGGTGTGTACGTAAGTTGCGGATACCAATATCGATTTGAGCTTTAGTAATTTCTGGCTCTTCTGGAATAGGCATATGCTCAACCCATCCAAGCTCCGTTAACCCTACTTGATCAGTTAAGCCAGTTCTTTGTAAAACATCTGGATAAGCAACTGGGCCATCTACTATTACACCATTTACTACATAATTATAAAATACCATTACATATCTCCTGTACCGGTTGAAGGAAACTTTCTGCCAGTACCCCAAATAATACGAACACAACCGCGACCACCTCTATGATAGTGATATCTATTTCCTGAGTTGCCGCCTTGGCCGGAACCGCCGCCGTACAAACCGCCGTCAAGTACTGTATGACCATAGCTGCTCCAAGGATTTTCTCCTCCACGACCATTTTCGCCACCGCTACCGCCTTGACCGCCTACATAACTATATGCAGAGCCGCTAGCACCTTGTCCAAAAGGACCTGTACCACCCGCGCTTGAATAGCCGTATGTACTGGAATAACTACCGCCGCCGGCAGCACCGCCACCACTACCAGAATTATTTCCATTACCACCATTACCAGTATAGCCGCCAGCACCGCCACCGCAGTTATTACCGCCGTTACCGCCGAAGCCGCCACCATCACCACCCCAAGAACCACCAGTTGGAAGAGTACCACCACCACCGTAAACAACACTTGTACTAATAAAGTAACTAGTGCC